TCAGTCGTCACTGACCATAACAGGGACCATACAGAACTCGCATGATCTCTGGATAGCGAGACGTGGCACCAGTGATGTTGCCACACAGAACTGGTGGACGGGAAGGATATCAACTATAAGAACTTACAATCGTGCATTAAGTGCCAGTGACGTTGATAGGAACTTCCAAGCGGAACGTAGGTTCCACGGTATCTAAACAATAAGATCCAATATAGTCTGTAACTTACCTTTTATCGATTTATTGTTGAGAGTGTTTTTAAGACCCATATGTAGGTTCTTTGGCCAGCATTCAAATGCGGTCCAGCAGTAACCAGAATGTTCGCCATTCAACTTTGGTATGAATTCCGATTCGATGGCTATCAGGTACGTGTGGAAGAAGAACTTTTGATCATTGGATGTGAACATCTCCAACGGTATCACTTTCTTGAACTTGGGAGTGTCTCCAACTTCCTCTTCAATCTCACGTTTCAGTCCTTCGAACGCACTTTCCGTGAATTTGCTCTTACCACCCACAAGTCCCCAAAGTCCTTGTGTTTTCTTATCTGTCCGTTGTAAGAACAAAAATCTTTTTGTGCTTGTGGAATAGAACAGTGCGCCAGAACAGACTATATTTTCTTTCATAACTTATTATAACAATTTATTGGAAAATTATCAAGGGGTAGTTGCATCCTGTCCAGAGGCATCATCGTTGGCAGTATAGCCACCATCTAATACTATTGTCCAGTTGCCCTGTGTATACACACCCTCGTATGATTTGACCCATTCTGTGCCATTGAATCTGTACTGTATTCCTGTGTTCAAATTGGTTACATAATGTTGCGTGGAGTCTGGATTTGATGCGTCAAAGGCCACGTTCCATTTTGATGTAGTACTGTTGTATTCAATTATATCGCCAACGCTGGCAACTAATGTGCCCCAAGTTGAACTTTGGAAACTTGCTGTAGAATCTCCAACATCGTTAATCACCAAGTACCTGTCGCCGTTTGCTGGTGTGCCTGGATCAAATGTAGCAGGATTTATTATTTTCTTCACAGCGGTCAATGTGTTGCTCGGAATCGTGTCGCTGTCTATTGTGTATAACAAAATAGTGTCATCCAAGGTTGTGGTCGCGATAGTACCAACTATTTCGTTCCCATTTGGCTGTGTGAGCCTAATCTGTGATGTTCCGTTCGTGACCTTGCCGTATTGATCCAACAACACTTTCCAGTTCACGGCAGGTCCAAATGCTTCGAAAGGATCTGCAAGACTAGTATCTTTTGCCCCTGTGTAAAATCCATCCCCTCCCGATTTGACATTGACACCCGTGGTACCCAACAATCTTAATTGATTTCCTGTGACCAACAATCCAAAGTTGTTTGGAGTGATGTAACTTCGTGATGCTAGTTCTCCGTCGATCAAACCTTTTGTGATTCCGCCATCGTCATCGTATATGCTCATTATAATCTTCTGCACCACACCCAACTTTTTCACTTTCACCGGTGGCGACAACCATATTGGCATTGAGAATTGCATTGTTGCAACGTCAATCTCACTATCCGCACCAACCGGAATTGTTCTTGAACTGAAGGTTATTCCTGTCAATTCAACATAACTTAACGATGTCCAGTCTATGTAGTTGTCTGACTTCTGTATTTCAAAATCCGGATTGAAAAGATATAAAATCTGTTCCATTATCTGCAATTTCTGATCTGTGTTTGATGAGAAAATATCCGCTGTGACTTCTAATCTGAACGGTGAAGGCATGACTTTTTCGACTGTGTATCCTGCTCCAAGTTGTGTGCCGTAAGTACCATCATCTAACACGTCTCTTTCTTTGAGGTGCTGTTTCTCTATGTGATAAGGATTCTGCATCCTTTCCCTGTCATAGTTTAATTCTCTCACATAACACGCAATTTTAGGAGCATAGTTCAATGCATTCTCACTGTTATTTCTGATTATGTTTGCAACCTGCCTAGTTGGATCTCCATACACAACAGGCACTGCCCGCAAACTGATCGAGTCATCTTTTCCCCTACCTGTTTCTACAGAAAAATTACTCAGAATTCTTATGAATTGAGTAAGAAACTTTCTAACCTGTCCTTCGTAAAAGTGTAGCATTAATTGTCAGCCTTTGGTTTTAAAGCATCAGTAAGCGATTGTCTTTGTTTTGTAGTTAATCCATTTATTGTGGCTTCATTCGTGTTATTGACAAAACCTGTCTTGTAGTTTGCCCTAGAATCGTTGTTTGTCATGTTAATCCTTACCGAATCTTCAATCTTGACCCACCTGTTGCCGTCATAACGGAATAGTCTGTTAGGCAAGTAATCCGTCCTTAGGAAATAATCTCCCTTGTCTATGCCCGATGTTGGGAAACTGATTCCGAAACCAGCAGGATATCCATTTGGTGCTACGCCATCGCCGTCTAGGTAAAATCCATAATGTGAACTGGCTGGAGAATCGATCACGGCATTCACGGTCTGATCACTGCTCGCCCTGTCCTGTTCTGTGTTGACATTATCTGTCCTAATGTTGCCCCTCTCATCTATTGGAGCGACATAATATTGTTTGTAGTTGAAACCTGCCTTAGGTGCGTCCTGTTCCGCCTGTAACACAACTTGATCATTTATAGTTTTCTCTCTGTTGTAGGTACTCATGTAGTTGGCTACAGAACCTTCTGTTGTAGCATCGCCAATAACATCTCTGAATTCTTGTGAGTCAACTAGTGTTTTCATTTTCAATCTTAATAGATGTGGCCACCATGTCTGTGAGAATCCTTCTGCGGCCCTGTTGACATCCTCTACCACGTAGTATCTTTTCAATGCTATGGGTATCGATTCATCAAGGCTGTAGTCTTCCTTCATGTGGGGGAACTCTATCACATCGCCACTCATTGGTTTCCTGCCAATCCTCTCAACTATGTCATTCAAATGCACAGTCAGAAACAGTGTGTCATTCTGTAGGAACATGCCAAACTGTGACAGATTGAAATCCGCATCTTGGACGTTGTAAATGCCACGTACAACATATACATCATCTGAATATTTCCTGTCCCTGTTCTCCAAAAATAACAGATCTTGTATGGTTCTTTCATTGAGGCTGTCCCCAGAATACTGTGGCTGTGTTGGTGAAGCATCACCATCCTTGTTCGTAGAGCCTTGATCGTAAGGTCCTAGGTATTTGTGGAAGTGTAGGTCAGTTCCACCCACGGTAAACATCTCTTTGATGTTGCGATCAAAGAACTTGTAGTCATTGCCCTTTTCAGGCTTGAAAATGGATAATCTTGGCATATCACACATATTTATTGCCAAGGCAAAGGCTATAAATATGAGTATGTCAGAACTACAAACAGGACAACAAGAGATATTTGATTACGTAAAGAACAACCTCGGCGATGGAATGATCGACGTTGAATTGGATCCCAAACACTATCAAACGGCACTGGAAAGAGCGATCAACAAATTCAGACAGCGTTCTTCAAACGCTGTTGAAGAATCATATGCTTTCCTTGAATTAAAGAAAGATCAAAATTCTTATATTTTACCAGACGAAGTAATCAACGTAAGGAGCCTGCACAGGAGAACAGTGGGATCAAGGACAGAGGGCGGTGAAGGCGGTACACTGTTTGAACCTTTCAATCTAGCATACACAAACACATATCTGCTTAGGGCAGGTGCCACAGGTGGACTAGCAACCTACTACGCTTTCGCTTCTTATCAAGAACTTGTGGGCAAACTGTTTGGCAGTTTCATACAGTTCCACTATGATAACGCCACTAAAAAATTGACCATCACACAGAGACCTAGAGCAGACAACGAGACTGTACTAATGCACACTGACAATTTCAGGCCTGACATCACTTTGTTCAAGGACATATATTCTAAGCCATGGATCAGAGACTACACACTGGCAGTATCAAAAGTCATGCTAGGAGAAGCAAGGGGCAAATTCAACACCATAGCCGGGCCACAGGGCGGGACAACACTGAACGGTGATGCGTTGAAAACTCAAGGCCAGGCCGAGATGGAAAGATTAGAGTCAGAAATAGGCAACTATTCAGAAGGTGGCACACCACACAGTTTTGTTATTGGTTAATTGACCAAGTTATCCATTTAAATATTTGGTAATGAAAACTTCCAAATACAAGAAATACTCCGACCTCACATTAGAAGAACTTGAAAAATTGGTAGAGGAGTTGGAAACACTGAGCATCAAAGCCCTAAAAGAACGCAAGAAGACCTTGAGGACTTCAATACTACGATCTGTGAAAAAAGCAATCAAAGAGATTGAAAAACGTTTGAAAAAATAGTATAATAACCTTATGCTTATAGGAATAGTAGGATTGATAGGTTCTGGCAAAGACACTGTGTCTGACAGACTAGTGGATATGCACGGATATCAAAAAGACAGTTTTGCAAAAAGTTTAAAGGACGCAGTGGCATCCATGTTCAACTGGGACAGGGCCATGCTGGAAGGTGATACCGAATCCAGCAGACACTGGCGCGAACAACCTGATAAATTTTGGAGTGAAAAGTTTGGCAAACCAACCACACCTAGATGGGTACTACAATACTTTGGCACAGAAGTTATGCGTGGTCACATGTATGATGGCATATGGGTAGACAGTTGTATCGGTAGATACAAAGGACAAAACACAGTAATCGCAGATACTAGGTTCCCCAATGAGGTCAAGCAGATAAGACAACACGGTGGAAAAATTATACGTGTAAAAAGAGGGCCTGATCCTGACTGGTTCGTTGACTATATTGAAGGCAACATGAAACCAAACGGCATACACAGTTCAGAATACGTATGGGCCAAAGAAGAGTTTGATTTCACTATAGAAAACAATGGCACAAAAAAAGAACTTTACGCTAAAGTAGATGATCTAATCGTCAGCAACAAGATCACCCATACGCCAGCCGAGCCTACGGGTACTACCCAACCTTTGGCAATTGGCGCAAACAGTTTTTAAATTAGTTGCCACGGTGTTTCGTAAATCTCCGTCCACAAATAGCACATCGAGTTGGGCCTTATCCTGTGCTTTGAATCCACAAAACTCACATTTATTGCGCTTCTTGTAGCCTGATCTCTGTAGGGCAGTCACTCCATTAATTTTCTTGCCAGCAGATTTCCTGATACACGTGTCGCACTGACTCCTCCAATAGATCTTGTCATTCCGCTGGTAGGCATAGGCCCTGGGTTTGGCCTTACAAGTCTTGCACAAAGGTCTGTTAGCGTACTGCATCATGTTATTTACGTCACCTATATAGGCACCACGAAAATGGTAAATTATGTCAACAAAACCGTATGATTGAATAAATAACTCTAGTATACACGTAACTTGCA